TTACACTAACTTTTGGAGACTATGATATGACATCTCGCACTCGTTCCCGGTCTACTCTCCCATATGAGGAAGAGATCATGGAAGTAAGTGGTACATCTACCGGTACCTATGGGCCTTATGAGACCCAAGATGGTACTGAAACGATGATCGACGTCGTAACCCCTGGCTATCAAAGTAAAATAGCTCGAGGAATAGTAATCAATAACCCGTGTAGTTATGAAAAGGTGGAACTAGAATCATTAGGTTCTGGTTATGGACATTATGTGAGTGGTAGCCATGATTATGAAATCAATGGTCCACTAACCCGCTTTCGAGTGGGTAATTCACACTTGTCTCATCCCCTTGACGCATTAGATTGCTCGGCCGAACAGGCCAAGTTTTATGCGCTTTCTAATGTTGATCGGACACCTTACGCCTTCGGTGAAGACCTTCTGGAAATTGGTGAAACAATTCGTTTCATCCGAAATCCTTTAGGTTCTCTCCGCAACCTTTCGCGGTCATTTCGAAGCGATGTTAATTCTGCTGTGTCAAAACAGCTTAAGAAGAAACACGTTAGTCGTTATGATTACGTTAGGAAACGCGCCGATGCTGTAGCTGATACTTGGCTACAATATCGCTTTGCTGTTTCGCCCCTTGTACGTTCAGTACAGGATGCGATGTCTGCATTGAAACATGATGAGCCTCGTCCAACCCGTGCTTCTGCACGTGGTTTTTCTGAGGACTCGTCTTCGGCCTCGGGAGAGATCGAAGATGCTGGGTCGACTACACGTACTTACGATGTGTCGACTTCTCAACATGTTGTTTATCGCGCGTCTATCCTCTACGAGATTGACAACCCCGTAGATGATTGGCGGTACCGTTTAGGTTTGAGGAATCGTGATATACCCGAGACTATTTGGGCAGTATTGCCTTTTAGTTTTATGGTAGATCGGCTTGTCAATGTATCGGCCTCGATTAGAGGTCTCACTGCATTAGCCAATCCTCATCTTAAGATCCTGGCTGCCAGTGTAACAACCCGTAACGAATACAAAACTTCGTATCGTCACACGGGTCAGTTTACTGCCGGCTGGACCAACACGGTCTCTGGAGAGACGCGAAAGTACACAAGATTTACGTACGATCGTTCTCTTTGGGACCCTACTGTGTCGGACGCCATACCTTCGGTAACACCGAAGAATTTGGTGAAAGACGTAACTTCCACTGTGGATCTAATTGCTCTGATTTTGCAAAATTTCAAGTAATGAAACTCCGCAACAACAGGAGGATACCATAATGGGTATTCAATCAAGCTCCGTCAATATCGACGGAACGGTTTCGGCCACGGGCGGAACTGCAACAGGAGTGATCACTAAGGGTAATACTCTTGATCAACTAAATGTCATACTTGATGACTCTTCCGAGTTTATCAGTGAGACAAAGTTGGAATTCAAGGTAAAATCCCCTGTGGTCCAAACCTCTGCACCTAACGGCTACACCCAGGCTCGTAGTTCTATCAAAATCTTTGTGCCTTTGGCACTAGACAATGGTAATACTACTATCAACACATTCGAACTTAAGCTTGCTTGTGATCATGAGACCACAGCAGCTGAGATCGAATCAATGTTGGTCCTGGCGGCGCAGCTGGCTGCCGATTCAGATTTCTCTGATTTCTGGAAAAAGCAGTCACTGAGCTGATCGATGATTTCTGTCATCGGTCTCCGCTTGTTAGCTGTGGCTTTTAGTACGACGGTATTGTGGTTTGTCTACAATCCTAGTACTTCAAGTTGCGCTAAAGAAGCGGTGCTCAAAACGTTAGGTCACTGTTTGCTAGATCAAGCTTACAGTGATTCCGAGTCTATCATACATGGAGAACTTCCAAGTGATAAACAAGCCCAAAGCAAAGAGCCGAAACAAGCTCTTTAACCCTGATGATGTGATGACTACACTGAATCAGGCATTAGTACGTGATTTCAAAGAGGCGCAACATGTGTATTGCCTCGATGACAGCACGACGCTTTATGCGTTTAACAGGCAGGTGAACGAATTTTCTAAAAAATATTGTTCGCCCACTGTCTCGCAAGATACTTTAGTAGCTGAGGCTTACGCAAAATTTCATAGCGTAAATAGCCATATGAGTAACGTAAATTCCACGCTTCGCGAGAAGCTGGTCTATGACGATCCTCGTATACTACAAAGTATGCCCGTAGATAAGAAAATCCATCTACGTGCCCGCGCCTTGGTGCGGTTTGTGCTGGGTAGTCTTGACGAAGAGGAATGGTTCACCGAGTGTAGAAACTCAGGTGGATCTTCTATAGGGGTATCCTTTTCGGATACTTCTGTAGAAAAAAAGTTCCAATTCCCAATGTCTGTGACTAAACGTGCTGAACGTTTGTTCGAGTATTACCTGTCTTGGGACAAGCAATTGTCTCAAAGCATTGAAAGTCTCAATGCCGGTTCTAACGAACCACGGTATAACTGCGTTCAAGCATCACGCGCCACTACGGTCGATAAGTCCAACACTGCTCGTCGTTTTATATGCGTTGAACCCACATGTAATATGTTTTTACAACAGGGTCTCATGCATTTAATGTATAAACGATTGGCAAAAGTTGGCTTAGACGTAGCGACTCTTCCTGATAGGCATGTAACGCTTGCGCGCTACGGATCGATTACTGGTGGTTTAGCTACCATAGATTGGTCCTCCGCGAGTGATTGTGTGTCGATCGAGTTGCTCAGATGGTTACTACCGTCTGAATGGCTGGAACCGATACTCATGGTTAGGTGCGACAACACCATCATTGATGGTGAGCTTGTGCCTTTATCCATGATATCGTCAATGGGAAATGCAACAACATTCCCATTGGAGACGCTCGTCTTCTGGAGCTACGCAGTTGCGACGTATGTCACGACCCAAACTAAGAGCCTGTCCCTCTTCCCTGAATGGGAGGATTTAAAGACTTGCTCGGTGTTTGGTGATGACTGCATCGTACCGACTAGCATTGCTCATAAGTATATGGAGCTAATGACTAGTCTAGGATTCATCGTAAACAAAGACAAATCGTTTTTCGATGGTCCGATGCGCTTCAGAGAGTCCTGTGGAGGTGATTTCCTCCTGGGATACGACGTACGCCCTTATAACATAAGGGCACCCAAAAGCTTGAAGGTTTCCTCTCTAGAACCTTGGTTGTATACTATAACAAATGCTCTTTTACAGAAATACGTTCAGTATTTCGGAGAGCTGAGTTATGTATACGACAAGGAACTTTGGAGAGTTATCTTCGAGCTCTTTGACCGGTATAAGTTTGAAATTAAACTTGTTCCCGGATTCTATCCTGATGACGCTGGATTGAAGTTATCTCACGATATTCTTCGATTCAAACGTCACTATCCGATGAAACTTAGTCGGATAGATACTAACCAACATGGAACCCATCGGTTCAAGTATTGCAGATTCCAATATCGGAATCAGCGTCCTTGGTTCGACGAATTGCGTTACGCATTGAAACTCAAGAAGTTCTCGATGTCTCAGCGCAAGGTAGTCCATGAAAGTCATGTACGACGGATAGGAGGTTACGTAGTAGCGAA